AGAAGGTAGCTGTTGATAGTAGAGCAGAGAAGTTATTACCCGCATGAAAACACAAGCAAACCCAGATTGGTTTGATGGCAATCAAGATGCCATAAATTTGTTTGACATGCTAATTGATTTGGCACATACGTGGGACGACTTAGTTGACAAAGACAAAGATGTTGCAGAAGCCAAGATAAATAATGCGTTTATGATTTGTCTTGTGTATTTACCAATGAATCCGTTTTATCAACTTATTCAACGTGATGTCATGCCTTTGTGGATAACGGTGGTGTCTGCGTACAAAACCGCAAATTACTACGAAAAAAACAAAGACGCGCACGGAATAGAGATAGCGCACGGATTACGTTATGCCGCTGGAAACATTATTGCTTACGCCGTACATGTTTGTGTAGGGCCAGAGAAGGCTGCGGAATATCTGCCTGAAATTTGGAAGGCTTTAGTTATTGAGCGGTTTGATGATTACCGCAAGGAGCATATAAATGCTTGAAGTTCTAAAATTCTTTTTCTCCCCCCGCTGGTTTACGTTTAGCCTTGGCGGAGACGAGCCAGCGCCGCAACCCACGCAACAACAAATGGCAACGACAGAAGTTCCTGCGTACGCGAGGCCGTATGTCGAACGCATGCTGGGTAAAACCGAGGCACTGACGAGTACGCCTTATCAAGCCTATGGCGGGGAACGCCTTGCTGGTTTCACCCCACTTCAACAACAAGCGTTTCAAGGTGTAGCGAATCTCACCCCAGCGCAACAACTTGGCACCGCTACACAAATGGGCGGTATTGCAGGGTTACAAAGTCTTGGTGCAGGTCAGCAATACGCACAACAAGCCACATCACCGGGGGCTATGCGGGCGTACATGTCGCCGTATACGCAGTTGGCACTTGAGCCACAGATGCGAGAAGCTGCACGACGTTCATCTATTGAAGGTCAGCAAATGGCAGGGCAAGCCGCCCGCGCCGGTGCGTTTGGTGGGTCGCGCTTTGGGATTATGGAAGCAGAACGTCAGCGTAACTTAGGCCAGCTTCAGTCTGACATCTATGGTCGTGGTATGCAGACCGCGTTTGAGCAAGCTCGTCAGGCGCAGCAGTTCGGTGCTGATCTTGGTTTGCGCGGAGCCGCAACTGGCCTGCAAGCGGCTAACACACTGGGGCAATTAGGCCAAGCACAGTTTGGACAGCAGAAAGATATTATCCAAGGGCAGTTGTCCGCCGGAGAGCAGCAACGCGCGTTGGAACAACAACGACTGTCGCAAGCGTATCAAGACTTCCAGAATCAGCGGCAGTATCCGTATCAGCAACTATCGTTTATGTCCGACATGCTGCGCGGCTTACCTCTGTCTCAACAAGCACAAACAATGTATCAAGCTCCGCCGTCGATGCTTTCTCAGATTGGCGGTTTAGGTCTGACTGGTTACGCTCTGTTTGGTGGGCAGAATCCGTTAATTAACTTAAACCGGGGTAAAGAAGGCGGTAGTACTGAAGATATTGCAAACCGTCCAGCAGGTCTGGCAGAGTTGCTACTACATGACATCAAGAGAGGTTGATTATGTTTAATGTTCAGCAGATAACTTCTCGGCTGTCCATGATGTCGGATGCGCAGTTGGCGCATTATGCAGAGCTACATAAAGACGATCCATATATCCTGCCACTAGCGTCAGCCGAAGCCAAACGCCGTCAACAAAATCGCCTAGCCGCAGCAGGTCAGCAAGCTGCACAAGCAGGACAAAAGCCAACCATTGCGGATCAGAACATTGCGTCGATGCAGTTGCCGGAAGAACAAGGCATTGGTGTGTTGCCTGAGACAAGTCTGGCAACGATGGCGGATGGCGGTATTGCTGGGTACGCTAAAGGCAAGGACGTCTTTGATCCAGACAAGTATATTGGCAATCCCAACGTAGAAAAATTCTTGGCGTACATTAATGCGTACGAAGGTAGCCCGCAGGCAAACCATCTGGTGGGTTACAGAAGATTTGATAGCCTTGAAGATCATCCACGCAAAGCCGTTAAATTCAACAAACGCGGCGATAAGAGCACCGCTGCGGGTATGTACCAGCTTCTTAGCAAAACATGGGATGAACAGAAAAAGAAGCTAGGACTGACCGACTTCTCCCCCGAAAATCAAAAGCGTGCGGCAATTGGCTTGCTAAAAGACAGAGGCGCTTTACAAGCGGTGGTTAAAGGTGACTTTGATACTGCCAAGAAAAAAGCATCAAACATCTGGGCAAGTATTCCGGGCAGCACTATTGGTGAGGCTACAGGGCAGAAAGCGCGGTTTAAACCTCAAGCCGAAGCCATGTTAAAAACACCTACGCCGTCCCCTACGCGCATGGTAGAAAGAGAGCAAGCGCCGGTTAAGTTGATGCCATCAACGCAGATTGCAAAAGCTACACAAGCAAGACAGCCTGACTTATCTAGGCGCATATTTGATATGTTGCCGTTTAGTTCTGCCGCAGCCGCAGATGTTGTGCCAAGACCTGCTGAAGTAAAACCCACAGTGTCCGCACCGTATAGCGATGCTGCGTTGTATACGGATACTAGTGTGCCGACACCAGAGCGGCTTCGTGCGGAAGAAAAGGCAAGAGAAAAAGAACAACCGTCTTGGCTAACAAAACGTGGACGCGAACTGGCAGGAGCGCCGGAAGCAGGACTGTCTGCACTTACGGGCGCAATTTCTCCGCTAACAGGCACGCTGTATGCCGCAGGCCGCACATTAGCAGGAACTCCGACAACAGCAGAAGAGGGTTTTGGTGCGACGACGTTTGCCCCGCGCTCAGAATACGGTAAAGAGTCTTTGGCTGAAATGCAAAGGGCGTTTGAGGATTTTAAAATCCCGCCGTTTATTCCCGGCGTAGGCACCGCAAGCGCCAGACCCAAAGCAGGCAAAGCAATTACTGCCGCAGAACTGGCAGAAGCCGAAGCAGCAAGAGCAGCACAAGCCGTTGAGACTGCTAAAGCACCACGACTTGAAGGGCCAAAACCAGCAGGTAAACCAAGCCCTGTTTTAGATATTCGACAGCGTTTTGCGGAAGCGCAAGAACGTGCTGCACAAGCAGCAGAAGCTGCGGGAGATGCAGAGAAGGCGGCACGGTTACGTGAAGGACTGCAAAGACCTAAAGAATTTACGCCCAGCCCAGAAGCACAGCAGATGGGTGTACAAGCGCTGTTGGAGCGCCGTCGTCGTGAACAGTCAGCAGATGTGCGTAAAGCCCAAGAAGCTGCCGCAGCCGCTGAAAAGAAAGCCGCAGAAGCCAGAGGGTTGGCGGAAAGAGAAGGTGCGCTGGATACACGCGACGCAGTATTTGCAACTGCCCGCAGACAAGCTGAAGCGCGTAGAAACATTCTTGCTCCCGGCGTCATTGGCGCAGGAGCAGGTGTTAAAGCGCCAGTGCCAGAACCGTCTGCTGAAGAAGTTCCTGATAAATATATGCAGCCGTTTTCGTACGGTTCGGACTACGGCCAAGGACAAACGCAACCTACGCCCGACAAACTTGAAGCCGCTAAAGAACTGGCACAACAAGTGGCACCCAAGGCTGAAGGCTTCTCCAACGAAGACATTCTGACGATGGGCCTAAACATGATGATGGCGCAACCCGGACAACCCGGCGGTGCTCTGTCGCAATTGCTCTCTAACGTGGGTCGTTCGGGTATTGCCACGTTGGGAGCGCGTCGTGAACGCGAACTGCGTCAACAAGAAAAAGAATATAAAGACGTAATGAAGGGGTACTATGGCAAACTGACGGAACTGTACGGACGCCCAGAAGCGGAAGAACGCCAGATTGCACAAATCCTGAAAGAAAATCCCGGCATTCGTTACGATGAAGCTGTACGCCGTCTTTACGAGGCCAAGTACGCTTCGCGTGGAGAGACGGCGCTGGAAGCCGCAAGACTGCGCAACCCGTTTGCATCACTGTTTGATCAGGGCTTGATGGAACCGTCAGGCGGGCTTACTCCTCAAGGGCAGTCAATCTTCAATAAGTACTTTCCGAAGCAATAAATAAAAATGCCGACAATCCAGCAAATTGAACAAGCGATGATTGCCGCAGATCGTGCGGGAGATACCGCCGCTGCTCAAATTCTTGCGGATGAGATTAGACGGTTGATGGAGGAAGCCCAACCACGCAAACGTGGGATTGGCGCAGCGTTTCAGCGAGGGCTGGAGTCACAGCTTTCTTCGGGGCGTACAGGTGTTGGAGTGTTTGCTGGCACGCCCGAAGAAGCTGCGGAAGCTGCCAGAGCAGGCTTGGCACGACAGGAAGACATTAGTCGCCGATATGAAGATCAGATTGGTCTGGATCGTCTAAAGAAAGTTTACGAAGAGAAGGGGCTTTTAGCTGCCGGAAAAGAAGCCGCACGACAAATGCCTCTTGCAATAGCAGAACAAATTCCGCAGATGGGTGCGGCAATTGGCAGCGGTAGACTAGGCGCAATGGCTGGTGCCCCGTTAGGACCTGCCGGGGCTGTGGTTGGTGGGTTGGGCGCTGCGTCTGTTCCGTTATTCTTGAGTACCGCAGGTTCGCAGTCTGAGCGTCGTGCGCAAGAACAAGCAGCGCGGGGAGAACCTGTCAGTATTGATCGAGGTGAGTTACTCAAAACAACCGCTCCCAGCACCGCCGCAGAACTTGCAAGTACGTTAGTACCTCTTGGTGGACAGCTTGTTAGTAAGCTAACCGGCATCCCCGTTAAAGCATTTTTTGGACGTAGTGCTGCTCAAGCTGAGAAGTTAGCAAATGAAAGACTGCTGGCAACACTAACTAAAGGTACGGCAACCGGTGTCGCGGTTGAAGTCCCTACCGAAATATTCCAGCAAATGCTGGAACGCAAGCAGGCGGGATTGCCACTAACTGGCCCTGAAGCGTTTGCCGAATACGGCGAGACAGCCTACCGTGTCAGCTTGTTGGGACCATTGGGTGCTGCGGGTCGGCTTTCTGAAAAAGGTGCAGCGCGAGACGAACTGGCAGCGCAACAAGCAGCCCCAACAACAGCTACAACAACCACAACAGCCGCACCTATTACGGCTGCCCCCACAGAAGCTCCACAAGTAGCAGCAGAAATCCCCATCGAAGAACGGCGCTTTAAGGACATTACGCCGGTGCCCGGTGCGCCTACGGCTGAACGTCGTTTTAGCGACATCACCCCGATCCCCGCAGCACCTGCGATTTTTGCAGCGCCCGAAAAAGCAGACATCTTCAAAATGATGGACAGCTACGACACGTTAAAGTCGTCACTGGACCCGTTGGCTGACCGGATTGAGAAAGCCCGTCAAGAGGGCGACAACGAGACCGCTCGGTCTTTGATGCAGGAATACCGCGACAACGAAGCGGCGATGAATGCGCTGGCTACCCAGATCACGGAAGCAGGTGGTGTGCTGGAGTCGGCAGAAGAAGCCGAGGCTGCGTATAACAAGCAGCTAAAGACGCTGGACAATAAGATTGCCAAAGAAGAAAACACCATACGGGAGATGAGCCGCGCCGATGTGCGCGACTACGATGCCGTGGACAAAGCCGAGAAGCGCCTTGCTAAGTTGCAGGCCGAGCGCAGCGCAGCCGAGGAAGAGTTCCAGCGTAAGCGCGATGTGTTACGCGTGAAAGAAACACCTAAAGACGAACAGATACCGCTGTTTGATACTGAAGAGCAGCAGCCCAAAGCCGAAGAAGTTTTGAAGTTTGAAACGCGTGAAGAAGGTAAAGCAACCGGAAAAGTAACCGGTACGTTTACTGCGGCAGATATTGAAAGAATGACGCAAGGGCCGGTACAACCTACGGCATTGTCGAAAGAAACTGAAGATCAGATTGCGCAGAAGCAAGCGCAGGCCGATGATTTGCTCAAACAAATTGTGGCAATGAGTCCGCGTGTTAGTTCAGAAAATGTAGAGATTGGTGGCCCAAAACGCGCCACAGATACCGAGCGTCAAAGTGTTTTAACTCGGCTGAACGAAGCGCGTCAGAAGTACCGTGACCTGCAAGAACAAGAAGGCAGACTGTCTGAGGCATCGGCGCAGCCGGGGTTCTATGACAACATAGACTCCGCTAAAAGCAGTGTGCGTCGTCAAATTACTGCGCTTGAGCAAGAGCTTGAGCGCATGGCTCCGCGTAACGTCAACAGAAAGTTTTTAAAAGACTACTACGACAAGAGCACCCAGCTAAACAAAATATACGGTGAGATTGACGCGCTAAATGCTGCGCCTGTTGAACAGACAAAACAGCCGGTTGACATTTTTGATTATGCCAATCAGCTTCGCACCGCTACGCTAAACAATGATCCCAAAGCAATTATGGCGATCATTAACCAGCTAAAGAAAGAACGCAAAATACTGCCAGAAGCAACGCGGGAGCGTGCGGAAAAGAAAGCAGGTGAACGTGCGCAGCGCGGCATGTCAGAAAAAGATAAGTTGGTTCAGACTTTGGGCCAGCGGCTTGGTTTGCCGGGGCGGATTTCGGAGCGCACAGTAACTGAAGAAGAGTATCAGCGGATTGCAGACCGCATTAGCTACTTGATGGATATGATCGACAAGCCTGTAGGTCGGGCAAAACTGTCAGTCAAAGACAAAGTAGAAAAGCTAGGCCGCGAGATTGCAGGGCTAACAGAGACCCTCAAGAACAAAGACCTTCCACCCGCTACACGGCAGGGTGCCAGCAAGAGCCGCAACGCCAAAGTCAAAGAGTACAACCACCTAATTGAAAACGTCATGGTACCGGCGCGGGATGAAATCTTTGCGCTGTATCGCAGCATGTTTACCGTTAAAGAGGTGGGGCCTGTTGGCAGTGCTGAAAAGATGCTGGCAGAGCAAGCCGAAAAAACACGCAAAGACTTGCTAAAAGAGTTTGAAGAGCGCGTAGAAAACTACGGGCCAGAAAGCCCGCAGGTGCGGGAGTTTGTTGAGAAGAATCTGTCGGTCAAGATGTCGCCGCAGTACAAGCGGTACAAGAAGATCATCGAAGGTAAAGGCATAACCGCCAGCCCCAAGCGTGTTGCTATGGAGATTGGCCGCGAGACGGACGAGTACAAAAAGTTTGCCGCACCTAAAGAAAAAGAAATTGCCAAGCGTAAAGCAGCGTACGAGAAGTACGAGGCCGACGCTAAAGCTGAACTGGCTAAATTAAAAGCGCGGGTTGGCGAAACGTCTGAGGACTATAAGAACCGCGTTAATGAATACACCAAAGGTGCCAAGCAAAAACTCGACGCGTGGAAGAACTTTGAGAAAGCCGCAACCAAGGCGATGGATGCTAAAGCTGAAGAGCTTGGCAAAGCCAGCCCAGAGTACCGTAGCCGTAAAATACAAGCAACCGCAGAACTAAAAGAAACAGTTACGGCTCCTATACAGGAAAAGAAAGCCGAGTTGGAAGCCGCTGTTAAAGCTTTGGAGACAAAAGCCAAAGATAAAACACTCACCCCAAAACAAAAAGAAGCGGTTGAAAAACGACTTGCAGTTGCTCAAACTAATTTAACAAACTTTAATCTTGAAAACACGGCATCGCTTCGCACTACGCAAGCGACCCGCAAGATAGCTAAACTGAGCAGAATGCAAACGGCTTCGGAAGAGAGCCGTGCGCGCACACGTACGATTCAAGAAAAACGGGAGCCGGGGCTGCTGCCGTCGCAAGCAGGCGAGAAGCCTGAAGTGCCGTTCAAACCAAAAGCAGAACCCAAGTCACCCAGCGCCATGCTGTCGGCATTCCAAGCTGCGGCTGCTAAACGGCTCAAAGAAACCGGCAAGCTACAACGTGGATCTGAAATTGAAAGCAAAGATTTAAGCGAAAAAGAAGTTGAGGCGCTGAAGAACAACGATCTTAAAACCGCGTTTGCTTCTATCGTTGAAGACGACACCAATACGCCTATTAATCGAGCAGTGGCTGCGGCGCTTGAGGTGTATGTAGATGAGACCAATGTCACAGTCAGTGACCGTGTGTACTACCCCCCAACCGGAGAAGAAGTTCTGGGTATGGCCACCGCAGGCCAGATTGATATTAGTCGGTTAGGTTTGACGCAAGAGACGTTGCTGCACGAGGGTGTGCACTCTGCGGCCGAGCGCGTTATTCAGATGGCCAAGGAAGACATCACACAGTTGTCGCCTACACAGCAGGCTGCGTACCGCGAACTGGAACGTCTGTTTAAGGCGATTCAAAAAGACCCAACGATCACCAGTGTAAACGCCAAGAGCGACATTTCGGAGTTTGCTGCTGAAGCACTGTCGAACGAAAAGCTACAGAACCAACTGCGCAGTAAGCCGTGGACATTAGGCAACGCGTTTCGTAGTTTTGTCAGTTACATTTTGCAGATGATTGGCGTGAAGAACGTCAAGAACATGATGGAAGCATCAATAGCATCTGTTGAAGCGTTGATGGTGCCGACCAGTGTGGCTCGTGCAGAAGTAAAAGAAACTGCCAAGGCTATGCCGAAAAACATTGGGGTTAAGGAAGAGAAGCCCGGTGTGTTCTCGTTTAAGTCCTACGTACAGCCGGGGGCAACGCCGTCGTCCATTGTGGCAGATGAGCCGCGCACGATTGACACACTGAAAGCTAACTTCCTCGGCATCGCTGGGCGCGTACAGTTTGTTGATAAGTTTGCTGCCATCTCCGAGGCGTTCAAGAAGGGCATGGACGCTAAGAAAATATCGCAACTTGAAGCCAGCAACGGCGAGTACTACCTACGCTTTGGCGAGAACCGCAGCCAGTATGCACAACAGGCGCTGACTAACGGCCCACTTAGCCGTGTGGTGTCGCGTGAAACGCCCGAAGGTAAGGAGTACATTTACCGCAGCGAAGCTGGTGCTAACTTGATGCGTGTATTCGAGATTTTGGAAGGCGCGGGAATTAAGAACAGCACAGAGCTTGACCGTATGTTTACGGTGTATCAAGCAGGTAAGCGTGCCAAGCAGGTGGGTTGGGAGAAGTTGTGGGTGGGTAACCCTGCCAAAGCCAAGGCAGAGTACGACGCTGTGATGGCGCAGTTGAAGAGCAATCCGCAGATGCGCGATGCGTTTGAAGCCGCATCCGTTGAGTACAAGAAGTTTAACGACGGCTTGATTGACTTTGTTGTGCAGACCGGCGCGATGACCAAAGATCAAGCTGACAAGCTGAAGTCTATTGACTACGTACCGTACTACCGTGTCAACAAAGGTAGCGGTGATGTGGAGTTGTTCACCGACAAGGAAGTACCGATCCGTATTGGTAACATCAAGGACGAGCCGCAGCTACAACAGCTTGTTGGCGACAACACCCAGATACTGCCACTGTCGGTTAGCTCTGTGCAGAACGCCTTCATGTTGATTGACATGGGACTGCGCAACCAGCGCGTAAAAGATACGTCGTTCCTGCTGCACAAGATTGGCTTTGCCAAGACGTTGGCCAAGGGCGAAGGCCCTGCCAACCGCGACACCGTGCGCTTCAAGGTCAAGGGCGAGTCGTACTACGCCATCATCGACACCGATCTGTATGGCATCCCAGCAGACCTGATTGTCAAGGGCATGGAAGGTATCAAGACTTCGCTGCCGATGGCCGTCAAGATGATGGGCGTGCCTGCTGACATCCTACGCAAGTTCGTTACGCGCAACCCAGCGTATGCAATTCGTCAGGCCATCCGTGACCCGTTGACTGCTTGGATGACTACTGGCACCGACGGTGTGCCGATCTTTAATTCGTTCAAGCAGCTATCTAGTATGGTGGCCGGGCGCAGCGAAACTGAGCGCAAGCTGATGGAGACCGGCGCTATCTCCAGTAACGTGTTTACTGGGGGTCCAGAGGATTTCAAACGATTCTTGCGGGATATCAGTGCAGGTAAGTCTGGCTGGGAAAAGTTGATGGCGAAGGCCGATGCCTTTGCAATGCAGGGCGATGCCGCGACTCGTGCGGTGGTGTACGAAGATTCGATAGCCAAAGGGCTGTCTGAGCAGCAGGCGCTGCTGCGTACACTGGAGTCGATGAACTTCGGGCGACGCGGTTTGTCACCCACAATGTACTACTTGAACACTCTGATCCCGTTCTTCAACGCGCAGGTTCAAGGTCTGGATGTGCTGTATCGGGCGTTTACCAACAAGATGCCGTACAGCGAACAGCTAAAGATTCGGGAGAAGTTGATTGCCCGTGGGTTGTTGATGGGCGCTGCAACCTTGGCCTACGCTGCCATGATGCAGGATGACGAGGCATACAAACGCGCCAAGCCAGAAGAGCGTCTGGCCAACTGGTTCGTCTACATCCCCGGCATGGACCAGCCGTTGAAGGTGCCGATCCCGTTTGAATTGGGTTACCTGTTTAAGTCTTTGCCGGAAGCCGTGTTCAATATGGGTGCCGCAGACGAGAAGTCACAGGACATCACCAAGGGCATGGGTAAGCTGATGATGCTATCCAACCCGTTTGCGCTGCCACAGGCGGTCAAGCCGGTGACTGAGTTGTATCTGGGCAAGTCGTTCTTTGGCGGTGACATCGAATCTCAACGTGAGATTACAAATATGCTGCCGACCGAACGCTTCCGTTCAACGACAACGGAGTTGTCGAAAGTGTTGGGCGGTGCGACGGGCGATGCAGGTATTACGCCGATTGGTTGGGACCATTTGATTCGCGGTTACACAGGTGGTTTAGGGATTGCGCTGATATCGTTGGCTAACCCGATACTAAATACCGAAGCCAGCGCCGTGGAACAGCCAAGTAAAAAACTGCATCAGCAACCGTTTATTGGCGGTCTGTTCCAGCCGGTGGAAGGTAGAGGCACGCTCGATGCGGCATACGAGCGCATGTTGGAGATTCAGCAGGCCAAGGGTACGTTCAACCGGCTGGTAGAGGAAGGGCGTAAGAAAGAGGCGCTTGAGTTCTTGGATACCTACCGCAACAAACTGATCGCTTCTTCGCTTTCAGGTGCGGTGCAACAGAAGCTAGGTGAATTAGCTACGGTGCGCAGGCGTGTCATCGGCCTGCCAAACCTGTCGCAAGAACAGAAAGACAAAATACTGGAACGCATTGACGATCAACAGGTATTGATTGCTCAAAAGTTTTTAAGCATCACAGGTGAAACCAAACCCCAAGCCGCCCGCCCTTAACACCTACGGTGGCTTTGGCGTGGAAGATGCGGTAGCGTAAGGCATCCCGGAGACCGTCTATTCTGACGGCCTCCGTATCCAAGCAGGGAACAAAGAACCCCATGCCGCGTTTAAGCTGCGGCCACGGATAGCTGATTCGTAAGTTCTTCTTCATCGATTCTGCGGGTAATCTTCAGCACAGGTACGCGCATCTGTGGCCCCTTGGTACGTGACATCATGTCTTTCTTCGGCATGTATGCGACGTTGAATTCTTGCTCAAGCTGGCGCTTGAAATCCGCATAGCCAAAACTGAGGCTAGAACAGAACGCTTTGAGCAGTCGTTCCTCGATGTAGTAGTCCACGCAGCCCACCGTCACCCCATGCTCGATGCGTCCCATGATGTTAGAACGTGTCGTTGACGCATCGATAGCCCCACCGTTGCCAAGCTCTGCCAGCACACCGTCTACTGGGTTGAATTTAACGATGATGAAGTTGCCGTAGTATGTACGTGTAAAGCTGTTCAGCACATCCTCGGCGTTGCGGCTACCGTCCTTGATGCTGTTGCGCATGTACGCTACGACTTCCTTGTACGCGCCGATGATGGGTTCCAACGGGATGTTAGCTATCCCTGCATGCGAATCACTCCAGAGAATACCCGCAGCGATGTTGGCACCGATACCTGCCATCCAGAAACGCTCGTCGTTCGTAGCCTTGAACTCCGTGTACATGCGCTGTACTACCTGCGGTACAAAGGTCTTTAGCGTCGAGACGTTGCGCACCATGAACTCAACAAACATGTGCCCCGCTACTGCGTAGTTCTGCTGTAGCGATTTGAGAATCTCAATCTCGTGCGGCTCCCATGTCAGCACATCATCGATGATGAACTCCAACACGCGTCGCAATTCACCTTCCGCAGCATGATCCTGTGCCCCGGTGAAGTAGTCCACAACGTGCGTATTAGATGACATGATGGCGTTCGACATCCACGTAGACAGGTTCATCCGTTCCTTGTTGGAGCCGGACTCCATACGCTCCTTGCCTCGGCCTTCTGTCATGTCCAGAGCGTGTGCTGCGAACCAATCAAAGTCCTTACGGTTTTTGCTGGTGATCTCGTCGGTGATCAACGAGAAGCTGTTGAGCAACCCCAGACGCTGCTGCATGGCCACAGGCGATGTGCCTTTACCAGTACGGTAGTGAACCGGATGCCCCCAGATTGAAGCCGCAGCCTCCAGCGCCAGAGACTTACCTGTACCGGAGTAGGTTGAGCCAACGTGGTAAGTCAGCCCGTAGATACCGGTGAAGCGCATCAGCGGTGACCCCGCGCCTGCCAGCAGGATGCACAGGTGCTTCCACATTTTCTTGTGGATCAGCAGGTTAATGAAGTCGCGCCACGCCTCGATGCTGCCTGTGGGCTGTGTGTTGGCGATGATGTTCTCAAGCCCCGGCATCGGCACTTCGAAGTTACCGTTAGCCGTGTATATCTTGCCAGCGAACACCATCGTGTCGTCCTCCTGCCAGCCGTAGCTGGTGGGCACTTTGATCGGTGTCTTCTCAACGCTGACTTTCTCCACGCAAGCGCGGATGTAGTCGTACAGGTTCTTGTCGTTACCCGCTCCGAACGAAGCCAGAATGTTTTGGCTGGCCAGACTCTTTAACGTCTCGTCTTTGCTGACCGTTGACTTCTGCGGCATCGTGATCTGAAACGTCTGGTTCCCACGGATAGCCATCATGTGTACGGTGTGTTCGGTTCCGCTCTGCAAGATGTCCACTGGAAACAAGTCGTACGGCAGCAGCATGACTTGGCGCTTCATCTTGTTACCGTCAGCATCCTCGTCTTCTTTCTCGATGAACACGCCGCCGTGCGCACCGTAGGCATAGCCGCGTGGCGGTTCAGGCCGCAGTATCTTGCGTGCCTTGTCGTCTACCGTGACTTCGATCACCTTCTCGGCAACCTCGACAGCATACTGCCGCCCCAGCGCCAAGGGGTTGGTGATCTTGCCCCAGTGTACACACGACGTACACACGCCCGGATTCTCGGAGTCGAACTTGGTGCAGGGGTACGGCCCTTTGATCTCCCGCAGCTTGGTCTGCATCCGGTCTTCGGAGTAAGGGTGCATCTTGGACAGCCACACCACAGCCTTGGGCGCTTCCTCACACTTCTGCGCTATCGACAGCAGCCCACGCCACAACGGTTCCATGCCATCGTCTGACGCGTTCTCGATGTAGTATGAAAGCTGACCGCAGCCTGTGCCCTGCTTGGTCTTCTCAAGGATGGTCTTGAACTTCGTGACACTGTTCTCGAACAGCTTGACCGCTGTACCGGTAGGTGCAGGTGCGGTAGGCCGTTGACCGGGAAGCTCGATGACGTTCGCAGGCGGCAGCGGTTTGGCTTCATACGCTGTACCAAGCAGTCCCTTGTCTACCAGCGCCTTGATATCTTCGAAGTCGAAGAAGTCGCCTTCGTTCATGAAGCGCACGTTGGTTGTGCCGCGCACCTTGACGCCGTTCTTCACGCCGTTATTGGTGGTACCGGGCACACGCAGTATGCGTGACGAATCCCCCGTGACATTCGGATCAATGTGCAGCTTGTTGACGAAGCACAGGCGTTTAAACCGCTCCGCTACAGGCTTCCACTCCGATGCAGGTATGGCTTCCTTCAGTGGCCAGTATGCGTGTACCCCGCCGCCTGAATGGATGAACCACGGCTGACCAAGACCAGACAACCCAACGTCCTCGGCAAACTTAATGACTGCTTCAAAGCCTGCCTTGGGCGATGGGTATGCCTTAGTTTTGATTACACCTTCCGCATCCGGTATGTCTTGCGGATGATTACAGTCAACGTCGATGGCAATGCACTTCACCATGTTGACGTTGCCTGATGTGCGGCTGTCGGCCTCTTTGAATGTACCCAGTGCGAAGTACGTATCGTGACCGTTTAGTTTGCAACGCTCAATGAAAGGTTCAAGTTCTTGTAAAGTCTCCTTGTATTGGTGTTCCTTTTTTCTTGTTGTAAGTTCCACGACGCAGAAGAAACCACTCCCCTGCGGAGGTAGAACCGCCGCCATGAAGTCAAGCGGTTGCATAGGAGTCCTTTAGAACAGGGAGAGTTGGCGCGGGTCATGGGCGACGGTGCTGCCGCCGTAAATAAGTTTTTCTAAGCGTGACAGTATTTCTTTCTGCCAGTCTTCAGGCAGCTCACCACGTAGCAGCATCAGGTCAGCATGCTTGATGAGTTCTTCTGTTGTCAGGCTGGTAGGTTGTACAGATCGCATATTTTCCTCCATGCTTCTTCGGCAGTCTTGGAAGACGCCATGATTTTGGTCATCAGTTCAACTCGCTCTTGGTAGCCGACGAATACTTCCGTCTCACCTGTGAACCAGTTGTACACGGTTTGGCGAGTCACACCCAGCGCCTTGGCAATCTTGGTTACTGGAAAGTCCAGATAGATTGCCCATCGACCCAGCACAACACCGGGACTTTTTGGCGCTTTAGTTATCGCGTCAATTATTTTTTGAGAGTAGGCCATGTAGTTTGTCTGCGTTAAGTATGCGCATGACGCGCTGGTTTCTGCCCGATTTTCCTTGCCGCCGTTGTCCCGTGTCTTCGATGTAGCCTTTATCTAATAGCGCACGGTATCGGGCGGTAATTGACGAGTATGGGTAGCCGCTAAACTTGGCGCGAACTTCGTCGCTGATGCACCCACGCTCACCGAAACTTTTAATGGCCTCATAAACCATTTGTTCCAGCCGTGTTGTATCAACGTGTTCAGCAGCTTCATGACTTGTGTCAGGATCGTCGGGACGCACAAGATGTTTGGGATCGGTTCCGAATCGCATTTGCTTCTCCTTGTAAGTAGGGTGCGGGGTCACTGGCATAAAGTGTCGTACCTGAAAGGATGCCAGCCCCCGCTGCCGGTGTTATATGCGCCACCTCCGGCTGGGCTGTTCGGTTTTACTCGTCGTCCCAGTCAGCCACGATGTCGGCCAGCTTCGACTTCTTCTCCGGTACTGCCGAAGGTTTGGCCGAGTCCTTGCGAACTTCTGGTTCGGAACCATCGTCCTCAACAACTTCTGCCTTGGCTTTCTTGGCCTTCGGTTTTGCCGGTGCTTCGTCTTCTTCCACCGCAGGTGGTTTACCCGGCAGGGCAACCGGCGCAGCTTTCTGGATACCGTCCGCAGCAGCCACGGTCATCACCACCGCACGCTGTGCATCAGCAGTCGTACTTTGCCGCTGCACAACCGCATACTCGTCGTCAGTCAACCAACGCATCGGTTGGAAGAACAGCTTCGGCGCTTCTGCTTTGGTGTCGAACCGCATGCGAGTGACAATCTGCTCCGGGTTAATCGGGGGCGACTGCACGGCCAGATAACGAGCGAAGGCTTGCAGCGGACGCTTGTCGCCTTCTTCCTTGCCGAAGATCGATGTCGCTGGCAGCGTTAGCTGTAGGACATCGCCGTCTGGGTTGTTCTCCAGCACGACTGCAAGGCGTTGTTGATACCGACATGCACGGCTGTTACCGTTGCCGCTGCCAGCGATGTTCTGTGGGCAGGACATGCACGTTACTGCTTGTGGTGAATCAATCGAAGCGTCTGGCTTCTCACCATCGTTCGACCAGCAATCAGGGCCAGCAGGATTCTCTGCATCGTACTTCGCCATGTAGAACACACGGCTGACCTTGGGTGCAGCTTTAACAATGATGACATCCAGATGGCGCTCATCGATGGATGCGATCTCCTTGCCACCAGAGACAAGACGGAACACACCACCTTTGATACTGATGCGCTTGATACCAGCGCCAGCGCCGCCACCGGTTAGGGCTTTGGCGGTATCCGACAGTTCATTATTACGAGCGAAGGCCGGGACTTGGGACGGATTGAATAAAGATACATTGCTCATGGGTAGTCTCACTTAGACGGTTTGGTTACACGGATTTCGAACTCAGTGTTCGAATTTAAACCGGGCGGTACAAGCCCCGGATTCTCTTCAAGGAACGTAGACATGTTGGTCTGTGCAATACGCTTCTCCAACAGATCAACGACATCGTGCTCGACAATAAACTTCTTGAACGAGTCCCAGTCGGTGGTGTTGTATCGCGTCTTGGTGACCATCGTCACCGTCCCGAAGGCGGTATTGACCGATCTCACACCGAGCGCCTTCATCTGGTCTTTCATTGCAAAGCGCAATTCATCTTGCTGTGCTTTGAGCATTTCCAGCTTGGTGTCGTACTCTTGGGTGAGTTGATCGATCTCGGACTTGATCTTGCGATAAATCTTTGCAAGCTTGTCCAGTGGAACAAGATCATCTGACATTTGCTTCTCCTGTTATTAGCTGCTTTTTTGTCTAGGGTTAGACAGATTACTGCGAATTGAATTTGAATGCAACCCCCTTTCACGAACGAATTTCAGTTGTAAACATGTCAGTTAGCAGAGTGTTATCTGTCACTTTGCTTTCCAACGCCTTGAACATGCGGCGCTCAATCGGACTGCCTTGAATGTGTACGACTGTCACCTTGTCGGAGTTCTGCCCCTTGCGATCAGCACGAGCGATGCACTGGATGTATTGCTCAACAGACATCAATGGACCATAAAAGACAACCGTATCCGCTGCGGTTAGTGTGATCCCATGCGCCGTAGCCTGCGGCTGCATGACAAGTACACGCGGGTCTTTCTCTGTTTGGAAACGTCTGATGATGTCAGCGCGTTTGTTGGGCGAGACATCGCCGTGGATGCATTCGTTAGTAATGTTGCGCTTGGTCAAGTGTGTCTGAATGGTGTCGATGGTGCTGCGAAACAATGCAAAGATAATAACCTTGCGTGATGTCTCCTCCAGAATTTCTTCCAGCACATGCAGCCTTGGCGCAGCGTCGAACTCGATGACTTCTTTGTCGTCGGTGTATGCGGCACCGCAGGAAATCTGTAGTAGCTTGGAGACGCCTGCGGCGGCGTTGACTGCGGTGATCGTCTCGCCTGCTGCCTGCACCATCATGCGTTCTTTCAGCAGGTTGTAATACTTGGCTTGCTGTGGTGTGAGCGGTACGTCCCGCGCCTGTGTGATAACGGGTGGCAGATCAAGACACTGCTCTTTGGTAAAGCGTATCGCTGGTTGCAGCGCCTCGTGTACTTCCTCGGCAGCGGAGGGCTTGGGCATCCATTTGAACTGCGTGACTTTGTACATGACCTTGTCGCGCCAACCAGTGAAGAACTTCGGCACACCCGCAGGATTTACCAGCCGCGCCAAGCCGTACGCATCAGCAGGGGACTGCGATGCGGGTGTACCCGTCATCATCCAGAGGTGCGTCGTCGGTTTCAAGATGGACTGCAACGCCTTCCAGCGTTTGGTGGTGATCGTCTTGTATGCGTTGGCTTCATCGACGATGACAAGATCAAACCGTCCGTCGTTGTTAACTTCGTCAGCGATCAGGTTCAGACCGTCGTAGTTCGTAATGACAAAGTCGTAGTTCTCCTGAACCATCTCGATACGCCGACTAGCTTGGTAATGGTGCGCGATGATGGCAGAGCGATGAATAATGCTGTTGTTCAAGTCATTCAACCATGCGCTTTGCATGATCGATAGTGGGCAGAGAATCAAGCAGCGTCTTACTTCGCCGCGCTCCATAAGGTAGTCCGCAGCCCAAAGAGCCGAGAGGGTCTTACCTGTTCCCGGCTCGGAGAAAACAAACGCTTTCTTGTTAAGAGTGAGGAACGCCGAAGTCTCAATCTGGTGGGACATGGGCTTAAACTTGCCCGGCCAGTTATACCGGCAACTAATCGGAGACGGGACATTTTTGACTCCAAGATTTTTGAGTACGCGCGCCTCGTCCAACCCGAAATAAACGGCGATCTCTGCGCTCCCGTCTTCATATTTTTGTATGACCTTATGTTTAGGAATGATTGAATACTTACTGGGGTTGCGCGTCTTGAACAACAACGCTTTGTCTTCAACGATCTGCACTGGCTTCTCCTATTTATTATCGCTTCTATTTGCCTTCACACTGCGAACTCTGAGGTTGCTTCTAGTGGTACTGCCACCAGAGCGTAAAGGTTTTTTGTGGTCAACATCTTTGTTGTCACCTTTGGTGACAGCGCCTTCTTTCTCCAGCATGCGACGCGCCTTGACGCGTTGCCCACGCTTCTTGATCTGCTCTGGCTGGGCGTGGTAGTTCTGATACTCAGATTTGTAATTGCGTGTCATGATCTTTCCTTAGTGTCGTGGATGGTTGACGCAAGTGGTGACGGGACACCACGGACATAACGGTGAAGGTCTTGGGTTCCACACATTAACCTCGTGTGCTTGCTCGATCCGTGCAACGCGCTCTCTGTACTCCCACCACGCAGGCTCTACATCGTCGAGCGTATACGATGCTTTCACCATGTCGTTCTTGACGACGAACAGCAGGGCTGCGTTGACTTTGCGAATGTGTGGGAAGTGTGCGAACACCATCAACGCCATCAACTGTAGCTGCTCACGGTCTGGGTAACGGTTGTTGCCTGTCTTGTAGTCCGCTACCCACGCTGTCAAGTTATCGTCGTCAACAATCAGCAAGTCAGCGATGCCCCTGACCCAAACCTCTTTGGCCTTCCAATCGCAAGGCTTCAAGTCTTGGGTCAGCGCCATCTTGTGTTCGCACAGTTTGCGTCCGGGCTTTTTGTTGAGCGCATCCAACGTGTCCTTGATGAACGCAAACTGTTCGGGCAACTCCTTGCCGTCCCTGATGTACTCCTCCGCAGCGAGGTGTAACTGTGTGCCGTACTTGGTAGCCTCGGTCTCTTGGAACGCGTAGTTCTTCAAGACCCGTACCTCTTGGTATCGGCGTGGGCAACCCTCGTAATCTTTCAGGGCGCTGTGTGACCACACAACCTTATTCATTCAAACCTCGCAGAGTCAATTGCTTCAGCTAGTCGGTTGGCAAACTCGGTGACGAACTTCTCGTTGCGGTTCAAGCGGTGCTCATCCATGTCGTACAAGATGGCGTGCACCAACTCATGCCAGAACGAATCATTCATCTCTTTCTTTGAGTAACGCCGACCAGTGACGCCGCTCTTCTTACCGATCTGAATTTTTCTCTCGTCGTAGAACACCCGCGCCATGTCGCCCTTGTTCAGCATCGTCTCCACCAGATCGACGGAGTATCGTTGCTTCCCTATGCGGATGGTGCGCGGCAAAGTGGCTCTTAGTTTTGTTTTGTTCATGCTTCTCCTTATCCTTTTGCTAGTCCGTATCGTTGGTTGTAACCAACTTCTGCGTTGAGTGGTATGCCGGGCATGTACTTCGGCTCCTTGATCATCTGCTCAAGCATCCACTCTCTTGCTTCTTCACCTTCTGCTGCGGGAGCCAACGCCCACGCTTCATCATGCACCGTGCCAACTACTGGGTAACGCTTGCTGATTCTCAGCATCCCATCGGTCATCACGATTCTTGCCAACGCTTGTGTCACGTTGTTGGTGATCTTCCCTGCGTACAGCTTGGTTGCCTCTGGGCCGTACACGAACTGGTTCCTTCCGCGATCATCTTTTTGGATGCGCAGATCGGGGTACAGCAGCTTCATGCCGTTCGGTAGTTCGATCTCTTCCTTGCGGAAGATTAGACATTTATACGCGAACTCTTTGCCGCCGTAAAGACTCCGCTCCAGCAGGCCGGAACACATTTCCCAAAAGCCAACAACGGGGTATGCCGTGCTGCGGTAGATGTCGATGATTTTCTTTGCGGCAACACAATGGATTAATAACTCCCGCAGCGTGCACGTATGGGGTATGGCCTCCAGCTTGACCGCGTTGTCGCCCCACGCTAGGAACTCGTCCACGTACTCCTTGGTCACGCCCAGCTTCTTGGCAAACGCCATGTCGTAGCGCACCGGAGGCGCACCCAGAAACCCCACCAGAAGCTGCGACGCGAACGATGCCCAGCCTAGCCCATACCCACAGCCCAGCAACGCCGACTTCGCGCTCTGCCGTAGGTCAGGGTGTGAGTCTTTTGTTAAGTCCGGGATGTTGAACATCTGCCGCCCGAACATCGAGTACGCATCCTGACCTGAGCGGAATATCTCCAGCAGGTCTTCATAATCTGACAACCAACCCAGCACACGCGGCTCGATCTGCGACAAGTCCCCCGCCACTACGACATGCCCATCGGGTGCCATGATTGCCTTGCGCAAGAACGACCCGCGCTTTAGGTTCTGCATGTTGATCGCGCTTCCCTTTGCTGCCGACCATCGACCCGACTTGGCACCGTAGTAGGCGAGGGGTACGGGTAGCGCACCCCGGTGTGCGATATCAAGGAAACGCTGCGCTCGTGTTCGCTCAGTTGTAGACTTGACTCGCAGCCGTGCTTCACACAGCGTTGATATGTCGTCTCGTTCACTATGGAGTAAGGCTTGGAAGAGCGCGTCATTTTTAGCCAGCGCCAGAGTCTGCTTGCCCGTAGTCTTGCTTGTCTTGTACGGTATATCGCAGCCCAGTGAAGCCAACAAATCCGCGAATTTAGGATTACTCGATAGCGTCGCATCGTCCACCCCAAGTCTCTCCAATAGTTCCTCACGACTCTTTCTCTCCTCATCAATGGCCAGCGCCAGCATCTCCCTGTCCAGCACCAGCTTGGGTTCTGTATACATCTTCAGCGTCATGTCGATCAACCGCAACTCACTTGCCGGGTAACCATCCACCAACCGCTTGAATATTTCTTCGCACAGGAACACATCGTGCCGACAGTAGTCGGCCAACTCCTGCTCTACATGGAACGGCAACTCATCCAGATAGTTCTCCGATGAGTGCAGCCCCTCTCCCTTGGGCGGCAACTCGAACGCCTCGGCCAACTTCTTCAAGCTGTTGCCTACCTCAACACCACGCAGCGCCCGACCCATCGACAGTGTGTCGAAGATAAACGTTGGATGTACGTCGTAGTGCCAAGCTAGTATGGAGGCGTCAAACTGCGCGTTCTGCGCGATGATGGCTGTGCGTGACCAGTCAAAGTCTCTAGCCCACGAGACGATGTCTTTGCCCCTGATCCACGTTGCTGGCAGCGGATCGTTGTAGTCTTTCCAGCACAGCCCCCACGCCTTGAAGCGCGGGTCACGCACGTACTCTTCGTTTGTCTGGCATGAGAAGCCTAGCTTGACTTCTCTCCCCCATGCCGTTTCGAAGTCGAGTACGATGACTCTGTCGTAGGGTTTACTCAATTAAATTTCTCCTTGGGTGGTGCGTCTTTTGTATTTACAAACTCAAACCATTGTGTTGTAGCGTTTGATATTTCGTAAGCCTCCATGTCGTCACAGTTAATCGTAATAGTATCCACGCGTCCTGATGGATTGTCGATGACAACTAAAGCCCTCATACCATCTCGTACGTAGCAGTAAGACAACGCTTCGATTACTCGTCTGAAGTGGTCTCTGTCGTCTTCGTCCATCGAGTCCACGCGTTTGGCAAATCCGCTCGGATCAAACATGTTAGTTCCTCCTGTAATTGATCGAGGTTATGTTCGTTGGCCACGAACGCATAGCCTCCAGCGTTTTGAATACTCTCGATCTCACGATCTTGTAGTGCGGTTGTGGTGTTCTTACCTGCCTTGCATTCAATCGCAATAAACCTGCCGAGGACGCACCCAATAATGTCCGGGATACCCGCCCGACCGTAGCCATTGGCTGCGGGAAAGAAGTAGTAGATTTGTAAATCATCAAGCAGCCTCCTCACTTGTTTCTTGACTTTCGCTTCCGGTGTCATGTTGCCCCCGTCTAATTGCTTCGATTGCTTCCAGTTCTTCTGCCGACATGTAACTCTCGATGGTGTAGAACCGTTCGTCACACGCTAAACATTTTCTTTTACGCACTACGTGATCCCCAATGTGGCGGGAGTCGTAGATGTTTAGCTTGCTGCTTTGACACTCAGGACAGTTCATTCTTCTCTCGCTTTCATCATTGCGTCTGCTTGCTCATATGCTGATTTTGCTACTATTTCCCTACGCTCATCGGGGCTATCGACAGTTGGGTCTTCTGCAAAAATCTGGATCAGTGTCTGCATCGCCTGCGCAGCAAAGTAATCCCGCAAGTCCATGCCTGTTTGTCCCGTCATGTTTGGGAATGCTTTCGGCTGCGGCTTCTTCACCGGCGGTGGTTCTTCAGGAACGTAGTCTTCCCACTCTCCATTAGGTGTGCGTTGAACTTTGTGGTGTATCAGCACTCCGTCTTTGTACAGTCGTTCGTGCCTTGGCTCCCAGTTTGCGTACATGTTGTGGTCTCCGCTCATGTGTTCTTCTCCTTTAGTCTTGCCTCCAGCGCGGCGATCATGTCTACCACATACGG